TTATCAACAAAGGGTAACATTTTTCTAGCCACACCAACTATTGTATCTGTTAATAGAGATTGCCAACCACCAACTTTTTCAGGCAAACCATATCTAAATCTTACATTATCAGAATCAACCCAACGACCTTCAGCGCCGACAGCTGTGTCTTGTTTATCAATTCCAGGTGCGAATTTAATTTTGGTTAGAGCCATGTGTTAGCTCCTATGCTGTATTTGTTTTGAAAGCCCAACCTCTAGTAGCATCTACATAAACTAAAGTTATAGCTTGTCCGTTTGTATTTAAAACTAGATTAGATGTTCCTGAATTTATAGGCTGACCATTTCTATCAATGGTTAAATTATTTGAGTTAAACGTACCTCTAGTATCTATAATAGTAATTTCATCTCCTACCGCTGGAGATGAAGGTAAGTCAATTTCTATAGGATTAGCTGTTGTATTAGCAAAAATTTGTGCTCCTGCTACAGCTGCATAGGGTGAGTTAGAATCTGTTATAGTTGCATAACCTTTTTGTATAATTCTTGTTGTTGTATTTGTGCCATCAGAAATACAAAGTAAAGTTGATCCTGGTGGAACAGGTTGAGATGTACCACTAGCTGTTAAAACACTTAATGTTCTATTAGATGCTCCTCTAACTGTTTCATCACTTATGATCCAAACTCTTTCAGATCCTGATGGCATTGTTAAAGTTCTGTCACCAGCTAAAGTTCCAGATAGTTTTAAATAAAAGTTTTTACCATTTGATGTTGCACCATCTGATAAAAGTAA